ATCATGGGGTCGATGAGGTTGCCCAGCAGCGAGGAGATGGCGAACTTGCGCCAGGCGAGCGCGTTGCGCCGCCACACGGTGAAGGCGCGCACGAGGTTCGGGCGTTCGGCGGTAGGCAGGCGCAAATTAAATGCGACGCGTGCGCACATTACATGAGACATTGCTCGGATTTAATGCGACTTTCTTTGTCGCATGGAATACGGTCAAACGCCTATCGATCGCTCGCAGTGGTCTTTGTCAAGGGCGTCTAGCAAGCGGCAGAGGAGGCACGCCCAGCGTCGTCCTTTGCGCCGCGCGCGGCCGGCGCGGCTGCTGATGGTTTCGTCTTCGTTTCCGCCGAATGCCGTGTTGGCGAGCTGGTCGTAGGCGATGGCGAGACGCCATGCGCGGCGTCCGTGCGGGCTGATGATGGAGGCGGCGAGCATCCATAGGCTGGCCACGATGTGGGCAATTTGGCAGAGCAGCCACAGGGCGATGAGTAGCGTCATGCGGCGTAGATGGGCCGTGATATGTTTCATGTGGCCACCTCCACGCGCAGCGTCTGCGGATCATCAGATCCGAGGCGTAGAGTCAGGTCTAGCGTGACGTGACCGGATGACGGCATGGCGGCGGCCACGCGCAGCACGCGCACGCGCGGTTCCCAGCGGGTGATGGCCTGCGCGACGTTGAAATATAGATCGGCCAGCCACTGGGCATTGACCGGTCGGTCGATGAGGTCGCGGATGCGGCTGCCGTACTCCGGCCTCATGACACGCTCGCCCGGGTAGGTGGTGAGGATGTCGATGATCGACTGGCGCAGATGGTCGATACCGTCGAGCGCGCTGGCGTCGTTGCGTCCCAGTCCGCGCCAGCGCTTGAGAATGGCGAGATTCGGCGCGCGGCGCGGCAGAATGTCGATGAGGGTGGCGTCGGTCATTCTACCTCCTCGAGGATGCTGTCGGTGAGGTCTTTGCTGGCGTGCCCGCCTGCCGACGGAGGGACGCATTCGATGCGGGTTTTGAGCCCGCTGGCGTCCAGCGTGTGCTCGGCGCGTTCGATGACCCATTGCCCAGCGACCGGTTCAGAGAGTCCGGTAACCAGCACATGATGGCCCGCCAGTAATCGCGTGTCGCCGGGCAGCTCCAGCGTCAGGCTGCCTTCCGCTCGGCGCAACTGCCGCAGCCTGGCGGTGGCCAGATCGAGGGCGGCGTTTTCGTCGCGCGCGTCGTGGCGCAGGTCGAGCGTGGGCGCGTCCGGTTGCTCGCCGTCATCGACCTCGACCGGAACGCGCCGCCCGGTGTCATGGTCGTAGTACCAGGACCGAACCTTGCCGTAGCGGCTGCGGGCGTTGGTGGTGTAGTCGTAGCGGGTGATACTGCGCGCATCGATGCGGTGGATGGCCGGCTGCCACTCGGATGCCTCACGAGCCGGAGGGAGATTTCCGGCGTGCGGTCGCAGGATCAGCCGATTGCCATCTAGCCGCGTCACCCAGTCGCGGTCGCGGCCGATGCGCGTGAGCAGCGCCATGTCGGATTCGGTTTGCTGGTCGATGTGCCCCAGCGGGATGCGATCGGCGTCAGGGTGTATCTGCGCCTCGTAGCCATGGCGCTGTGCGATGCGCCGGGCAAGATCGGCCAGCGTGTCGTCGTCGGCGTCGTCGATGATCGGAGCTTTGAGCGCTCGCGTCATGTCCGCCCCTTTGGCCGTGAAACTGATGGACAGCGGCGGGCCGGACAGCCGCACTTCGTCGACGACGAAATCCCCGATCACTGGGATCGGCGTGCGCTCCAGATAGCCCATCATGAGCCGCAGGCGGTCGCCGATGGCAGGCAGCTGCACGAATTGCCCGCGGTCGTCGAGCTCGACCTCCATGGTGTCGCTGGACACGCCCTCTGCGTCGGTAACGGTGATGCGCGTGGTGCGGTCGATGAGCGTGCCGGTGAGGTCGCTACCGTTGGCATCGAACAGGTAGAACACTGGGCGCATCAGAACACCCTGGGCGCTGGCGCGCTGCGCGATGGCAGCGGCGGCATGATGAGCGTGGTGCGCGCTGGCAGCCTGGCCGGATCACGGGCGGCCAGCCCCGGATTGGCATCCAGCACGCGCTCGACCACACGGCCATCGAGTGATCCATACCAGCGGAAGCAAATGAGGTCGAGGCGCTCGCCGTCGCGCGTGGTAATGTACGTGGTGCTCATGCGGCGTCCCTCGCATAGGCGGCCAGAGTGAGCCGGAATCGCTGTTCCAGCGGCGCGCCAGATGGGCCTATGGTGGGCTGTTCTTCCTCGATGCCAGTGATAACCCATTCGCCCAGCACATCGCCGTAGCCGGTCACCAGCAGCAGCGGACGTGCGCCACTACCATCGCGCAGCGCGGCGTCGGCCAGCTCGCGCATGGCCTTGATCTGGCCAATGCCACCGCGAAATGCTGGCAGTATCGTGCCTTCCAATGTGATCTCGTCGTTTCCCTTGCCGGTGAACTGGCGCGCCGGATCGTTCCATAGTCGATCCTGCGCGGGCCAGCGCCATTCGGTACGGCGTTGCAGGCTCTGATAGGCGGCGGTGTCGATGGCAAAGCGGAACTGCGACTGCCCGTCGCCCAAGGTCATGAGCACGTCCATCAGGCAAGACCTCCATCGATCATGGCGGCACGGCGGGCAAGCGCATCGCGGCGCGCGGATTCGGCCAGCGCCCGCTCGACCTCGCGGCGCACGGCGGCGGCGATGTCGTTGGCAGCCTCTGGGGTAGCCGGGCCGTTGAGGTTGACCGTGACCTGAATGGCCGCAGGTGCAGCGGTTGGCGACGAAGCTTGCGCAGGCTGCGGCATTTGCACGATCGGCTGCGTCATCACAGGCTGCGGAACGGAGAATGCGGAATTTGCGCCCAACATCAGGCCGCCAGCAGCGATCGGCACCGCAAGCCCGGTCGCTACGCTGCGCATGGCGGCCAGCGGCAGCCCTGCAGTGCGCTCGATGCCCTGAGATAGGCCATCCATGAGGTGTCCGCCGATCTCGGCAAACACCCGGCTTGGCGAGTTGATGCCAAGCATGCCGCGCACCGTGTCGGCCAGACCCGTGGCCATGCTGGACAGCCCCTCCCGGAGTGCCGCCCAGCGCTCGCGCAGGCCCGCGGTCAGGCCGTCGAGCAGGTCGCGCCCGATCTGCACCATCTGAGCGGGCAGCGCGCGCAGGCCGTCGATCAGGGCCAGGGCGCCGGCCTTGATCGTGTCCCAGTGCTGCATCACTTGGCCGACGGGCGTCATGTTCAGGAAGGCCCACTTGAGCCCCTTGGCCATGGCCGTGCCGACGGACTGGAGCCACTGCCAGGTGGCCGACAGGGCGCCTTTGACGGTATCCCAGTGCCGCCACACCAGGTAGGCAGCCACGCCGATGGCAGCCAGCGGGATCCCTGCGGCGCGCTCGATGCCCTGAGATAGCCCCGCCATGAGGTGCCCGCCGATCTCGGCAAACACGCGGCTTGGTGAGTTGATGCCCAGCATGCCGCGTACCGTGTCGGCGATCCCGCTGGCAATGCTTGATATGCCGTCTTTGAGCGCTTGCCAGCGTTCGCGGATGCCGTTGATCAACCCGTCTATCAGATCTCGCCCAATCTGCATGATCTGTGATGGGATTGCGCTCATCCACTCGACCACGGCCATGGCGCCCGCCTTGATCTCGTCCCAGTGCTGGGTCACCTGCCCGACTGGCGTCATGTTCAAAAACGCCCACGTCAGGGCATCGGCCACGGTCTGGCCGGCGGATTGGAGCCATTGCCACGTGGCGGCCAGAGCCGCCCTGACCGTATCCCAGTTGCGCCAAACGAGATAGGCCGCACCGGCGATGGCAGTGATCGCCAATCCAATGGGGTTCATCAGTAGCGCGCGCCCAAGCCAGAGGATGGCGCGCCCGGCAGCAAGCAGCGCGGTTTTGAGTGTGCCCCCGATGGCCGCTGCGGCAGCACTGGCGTGGAATGCCAGCGCCCGCAATGGCGCGCCGGAGTTGGCGATTTCAAATGCCACCTTGGCGGCGGTGGTGGCAGCGAAGGCCAGCCGGAGCCTTCCCAACACAGCGATGAGCGTGCCGATGCCCCCCACCACCGCAGACACCCCGGAGAGCGTAACCGAGAGCGCGCCGAACACGGCCGCCGCTGCGCCCAGCGCCACCAGGCCGGTTGCGAGACGCCCGGCCAGCTCCTCATTCTGATTCATCCACTGCACCACTGCCGAGAGTTTGTCGATCAACGCGTCGAGCCACGGCATTGGGGTCGTTTCGAGCTGGATGCGGAATTGTTTCCAGCGCTCCGCCGTGGTGCCCATCATCCGCGTGAAATTTCCCTCGATCACGCCGTTGGCGCTGTCAATCTCGGCGACGAGCTTTTTGTAGTCGTCGGCGTAGAGCAGCATCGGCCTGATGAAATTCTGAACCTGCATGTCGCCAAAGAGCTCGCCGAGCTTGAATTCGTCTCCGCCGGTGGCTTTTTGGATGGCCTTGAGCGTGACCAGGAACGGGTCGAGCCCACGCTCACGCGCGGTCTTGAGCAGGCGCGGCAGGTCGATGCCAAATTTGGCGAAGTTTTTCTGCACCTCGGGAGCGGCCAGCTTGACGAGGAAATTTTGCAGGTTGTTCGCCGCTTCCGCTGCGTCGCCCGCGCCGCGGCGGGCAATCTGTAGCGCTGCCCCAAGGCGAGAGACATTCTCAAGCCCGGTGAGCCTGAGCGATCCCATGGATGCGCCGAGCTTGGCAAACTCGCGCGCCATGTCCTTGAGCTCGAACTGACCGGACTGCCCGGCCACGGTCAGGCGCTCGAAAGCGGCCTGCATCTGTTCCACGGGCACTCGCAGGTTGCTGGAGAGCGCGTAGGC